AGGCAGCTTCTTGCGCCTGGAAAAGCCTTGGCTGGAAAGCGGTAGCCTATTCAGAGATCGAGGCTTTCCCCTGCTCCGTTCTGAAACACCATTTCCCCGATACCCCAAACTGGGGGGATATGACCAAGTGGAGGGATTGGCCCCGTGAAACAGTTGACCTTCTCGTGGGAGGTACTCCCTGTCAGTCATTTAGTACAGCAGGACTCCGAAAAGGGCTTGATGATGTTCGTGGGCAATTGGCCTTCGGATTTTCCCAAATTGCTGAACACTATCGCCCCAGATGGATTGTTTGGGAAAATGTCCCCGGAGTCATGTCGAGTGGGGGAGGACGGGATTTTGGTTCCTTCATCGGGTCGCTGGTCGAACTCGGGTATGGCTTGTGCTGGAGAGTGCTGGACGCTCAATTCTTCGGAGTCCCACAAAGGAGAAGAAGAGTCTTTGTTGTCGGATATCTTGGAGACTGGAGAAATTCCGCAGCGGTTCTTTTTGAGCAAGAAAGCCTGCGAGGGGATTCTAAGGCGGGCAGAAAAAAGAGGAAAGGAACTGCCAAGGGTTCTACTGATAGCGTTGAGGTTGAGTGCAGGTCATGCGGAGTAATGTGGGAGCCGGATGGCCCAATTGAGTGCTGCCCAGTTTGCGGATCTCATCAGTCTTATATTCCAGATAAGTGCGGAACCCTGACCGATGGGGCGCATATGGGCGGTGGATTGAATGGACAGGATGTCTATACGGGAAGAATAATTTCAACGCCCAAAGCATTCACCGCAGCGGAAGCAAAAAGCACCGGGACGGTTGAAAAGAATCCAACGGCGATAGCATTTCACGCAACACGCCGAGACGGTGGCCGAATTCTTGGCGACTTGTCACCAACGGTTGAGGCCCAATGGGGAACTGGTGGCGGTAATGTTCCAGCAATAACACGGGCAATGCAGGTCCGCCGCCTCACTCCCCTGGAATGCGAAAGGCTACAGGGCTTTCCAGACGGGTGGACCGATGTTCCCCATCGTGGAAAGGCAGCACCGGATGGGCCGCGATACAAGGCTATCGGAAATTCGATGGCAGTCCCGGTAATGCGGTGGATCGGCAGTAGAATACAGATGGTGGAGGAATTGATGAATGATCGGAAGTGACCACTATTCCATCCGCCTCGATTGGCACAACGAATTGGTGGATTCCGGCGCGGTAGCCCTCGGGCTCCCCTGGTCCTGGACGGTCTTCTATGTGGTGATGCCCGATGGTCAATAAAATCCACCTAATTGATCCCATGTTCAAACATTGCCGGATAGGATCGATCCCAAATGGGGACCACCTAATCGAGGCGATTTCATTGACCAGCATGGTGAGAATTTTGGTTGCTTCGGGCGGGTATATGCCCAAGGCGGCGGCGGGCTATATTGCGGCGACTTTTTTCCAACCGCCCAGCACCATCACAGAGTCCACAGAATTCGTTATAGTGGACGATCTTGAGGCTAATTGGCCGGAAGGGCTACCAGGTTGACGAACCCCGATTATAAGCTGAATTTGACCCCTCCACGGGAGTATTGCCTCTGGTCAATCCAGTTGCCGTTGCCACCTACCACTAACCAGCTATTCATGCCGGTTGCAACGCGGGGCCGGTCCAGGTTCGTGACAACGCCAGAATATAAAACTTGGCGATCCTTGATTCAATTGTCCGAATGGGTCGAAGCTCCGATTTTCAATATCCCTTTGGGGGTTGTATTGACCACAAAACCAGGTGTTGAATTTCCAGAAAGCATGGATTTAGATAATCTTTTTAAAGCTCCAGTTGATGCTCTTAAAAGGCATTCAATAATTTGCGATGATAACTGTCGGTTTATCCAATATGTGAGCAATGTGCTGGGGAATGCGGAGGATTTCACCGGGCAGGGCATGATCCAGGTCGATCTGTTCCCAGCCTGGCTGTGGACGGGCAGACTGCCAGATCAAACGGGTGAGCTATTCGGAAATTGACACAATGCCCCCTGGGGGAGTCCATTTTTTATTGACCAGATATTCTGGTGACCAATACGGAAATTGAGCGAAACCCCCTACCCCCACTCGATTTTTTTCAGGCCGGATATTTTGGGAACAGTTTTCCACCCCTGGAGAGTAGTTATGACCGCTGACGAGTTTAAAAAGCTACAACCTGGGGATGTTTTGTTGGAATTTGGTTCCATGCGCCATTGGACGGTGTTGGGGAATGCCACCGGAGTGGTTGCGATTCAGACCACTAGATTATTACCGAATCCATCTGGAATAGAGTTGGATGGCTGGCGGTTAGTGGGCAGGGACGCGGGTGATCCTCCACCGTTTTAGCGGGCCGTTTTTGGGCCAGGAATGCGTTGAAAATGTTTTGGCGGGAGTTGAGGCGGATTGGTGGCAGGTTCGCCATTCCTGGAGAGTTCTGGGGGTTTCCCGGCCAGCCCGAATCAGCCCCGACCATCCGGCCCCCGGCCCCGGCCCCGTTCGACCCAGGGGGTCGCGGAATCGGATATTCAGATCCAGATATCCGATTTAAAAATTAGATACCAAAAAGAGGTAAATATCCGATATCTATTAGTTCCGACTAATGCTAAGATTAGGCTAGCCTAATAAAAAGTTGATATCAACAAATACTAGGCCAGGATTCCAGGGTCTCGCATAATCGGACAAAAAGGTCCGAATTACGCGGGATTCATTACCCTGGTTTCAATGGTGGACGGTTTGATGGTGGAACCTTGCGTGGAAAAATTTTTCTTAATTTTTGTTGACGCACAAGACGAACAATACTAGCATGACATTGTTGGTTGACGGTGGCCAACGATAGGAAACAGGAAACAGGAAACAGGGGAATACAATGAACACAAGGGTAAAAGAATACTTCACGGACAAGAACACTTTTAAGGGTTTCGAACGGATTAAGAATTCTTTTCAAAAAACGGTAAGCAATTGGAATGGCAATTCTTGCCGTTTGGAGCGAATAATCCGCGCAATTAATTATCTTGAAACAAGGGAAACAAGATAAACGGAACGGAACGGAACGGAACAAGGAACAAGGGGAATACAATGCAAAAGCGCAAAGGGTTTGAGAGGGTTGGCAAGGGGGTTTGGACACAAACCTTGAATGGCAAAAGGGTTGATATTTACAGGGCAAAAACCCGTTTGGTTGGTTTCCGATGGGAAACCTATTTCCTGGAAATAGATGATAACCACGCCCTGCAATGTGGCCAACACAACGGGCGTTTCACCCATTTTTCCGATAGTTTTTCCGACTCACTACGGGTTGGGAATGAGTTTTTGGGGCGATAGTTTTTGTGGGTTTTTTCATAGGAAACAGGAAACAGGAGTAGTGGACTATGTTAGTGGAAATTGCAAAAAACAGCAAACCCGCCAGCACAAAAAAACAGCCTACGGGTTTTGTTTTTTATCGGGGTGCGAGTCTAATTGATGGTTCCCCAATCGTCGGTATTTGTTTGGTTGGCCGATCGGCAAATACGAAAACGGGGAAGATGGTTCAGACTTATATTTTGCGGGAGGACACACACCCCGTTGAAGCAGTCAAAAACGGTGCCGACAGCTCAATATGTGGCAATTGCCCGCACCGTCTTACCATGCGCCACTATGTGGACAAAAAAACCGGAAAAATCAAATACGGGTTGCGTCGAACCTGTTATGTCAACCTTGGGCACGGACCTACGGCAGTTTTTTCCGGGTTGGTTCGTGGGATTTATCCCGATGCATCGCCCGAACTATTGAAAAAACTACGGGGAAGAATGCTAAGGGTTGGCACCTATGGTGATCCGGCTGCCATCCCTCAATCGTCCTGGGAACCTTTATTTAAGGCCGGAATCCGTGGTCATACGGGTTACACCCATCAATGGGCCAACCCATTGGGATCGGTTTGGATCGGGCGATTGATGGCGTCCGTTGACAACGCAACGGAGCGGGCGGAAGCTTGGATGAGGGGTTGGAGAACCTTTTCCGTATTAAATACGGATGAGACGCACAAGGATGCACAATCCGGCACTTGCCCTAGTTCGGCCGAATACATCGCCAAAACGGGGCGAAAGGTTCAATGTGAACAATGTGGGTTGTGCGATGGTGGAACGGCATCCGTTGCAATCCGTGGGCATGGTATCGGTTGGGTTGATCAACCCGCCCAATCGCAAAGGATAAGCCTAGTATGACCATCCTATTGTTTTGCGTGTTCTTTTTAGGGTTTTTTGCGGGGTCATGGTTGGAACTAGTCTTAGCTAAGACCGAATAAAAAGCCCTAGAAACAACCAACCCAACCAACCCCCTGGAAAACCCTAGGGGGTTTTTTCGTTTTGTTGTTGTCCT